GAAATGGCCGAACACAGGGTTATCAATTTGCTTGAAAAACTTTTATTGAAAGACCATCATGGGCGGTAAAGCGGTTTACAGCGATCAAGAATTCATCGAGCTTTGGAAAACGCACGAGTCAGGCAAAGAAATGGCAAAGGCCATTGGCATGGACTTGCGTAATATTCTCAGGCGCAAAAGCAATTTAGAAGCTAAGTATGGGCAACAGCTCAAATCCAAAAACAATAAAGCTCAGACAGTTACGAGCAATCCAGCAAGAAAAGAATTAGGGATTGAGAATGGCGTTGTTTTGGTGTTTAGCGATGCTCACTTTTGGCCAGGCATCCATACGACAGCGTACAAGGGACTTCTTTGGGCGATTAAAGAGTTTCAGCCAAAGGCTGTCATTGCCAATGGAGATATATTTGATGGCGCTTCTATCTCTCGCTATCCTCGCATTGGATGGGATTCAACGCCATCAGTAATACAAGAGCTGAAAGCCTGCGAGATTGCTTTAGGTGAGATTGAGGATACTGCCAAGAAAGCACGACACAATGTAAAGCTGGTGTGGACGCTGGGTAACCATGACGCGCGTTTTGAGAACAGACTCGCAGCCAATGCGCCGCAATATGAGTTTGTCAAGGGCTTTACCCTAAAGGATCATTTTCCTACATGGGAGCCATGCTGGTCTTGCTGGCCTGCGGAGAATGTAACTGTTAAACACCGCTGGAAAGGCGGTGTACACGCTACACACAACAATACTGTTAACGCTGGCGTGAGTATCGTTACAGGCCATCTGCACAGCCTTAAGGTGACACCATTTGCTGATTACAACGGCAACCGATTTGGCGTTGATACAGGCACGCTGGCAGAGACTGATGGACCTCAATTTATGAACTATCTAGAAGACTCGCCAACCAACTGGCGGTCAGGCTTTGCGGTACTCACGTTCCATGATGGCAAACTGTTATGGCCTGAGTTAGTACACAAGTGGGATGAGGGGAAGATTGAGTTTCGCGGGAAAGTCTACGATGTCTAGTTGGCTAATTGCACTTGTTGGACTTATATATCTAGGAATTGGCATAGATCAGATAAATAAAGGCCAATTTTGGATGGGCTTTACATTCATAGGATATTCGTTTAGCAATGTCGGCCTGTTCATGATGGCCAAATAAAAAAGGGGGTGATTAGCCCCCTTACCTATTACTCAATGCGTTCCCACACTGTGCCGTCTTCAGCGTAATACCAATCGCCAATTTCGTACTCTTCTTCTTCTTCAAATTCTGCAACTTCTTCATCGCACTGCATTGCAGCGTATTCAGCAGTTACGTCATAGTCAACGCACCATCCATGGTCCTGTTGGAACTCAATGAATTTAGCAATGATGTTGGCCTTTTCGATGTCGAATGTCTTGATGGTCACAGGCTCATCTTCACCAAACGAAAATTCGTTAATCTCAATTTCTAACTTGTACATTAAAAGCTCCTTTAATGGCACGATTGCCAATTAAAATCCTATCGCTAAATTGTGACAAGTGCAATTATGAATTTTGCTTGCTAGGCTTGGCGTGAGAGTAAACAGTCACTTGCTGCTTAGACTCAAGTCCTATCTTGGCCTGCGCTGCCATTCCCCATGCTCTGCCTTGCGCCAGCATCTTCAATTCCTTATCGCGTGTCCAGATTGAGGGAGTTCCGTCATTCCAGTCAAATACGTTTTTCTTTTCATTCATTTGTTATTCACCTTAATCTCTTTCTGAATCTCTGCGCTCAGTTGCAGGAACATCCGCATCCACTTGACACCGCCAAGCCTTACATACTCGGCATACTCTGATTGGGTGAGGCGCAGCGTAATGGCGCGTCCCAGCTCTATCTTCTCTTTCATCATTCAACCTCAAAATTTAAAAGTACCCACACAAAACAAAACAGCGTGATGATCATCACTGCCATGCCGAACAATGCCATCAAGAAAAAGATTATTGCGGTTTGCATGGCTTTGCCTCACTTGGTGGTGTCCAGCCAAAGCGCCGCCATGTGGCCTGCACATCAACAGGCTTGGGGGGTGGTGGTGTAGGTATTGGATTCATTTTTGCACCACCAGTAGTTCCATCTCCGCGTCTTTGAGGCGGTCTTTGATGCACTTCATCTCATAGTCAAGCTGATCGATTTGACGTTGCATACGATCTCGGGTGAATCTCTCAGCGTGCGTCCAGCCAAGCACAGTGCCGCTGGTGATGGTCTTGCGAATGAGCTGTTCAACTTCATGTACAGCCAGCACGCGGATGCCTGACTTGTTGGTTGACATGAATCGCAGTACCTCGGCGTCTATTTCGTCTTGCATCTTGGTACTCATGATGACCACCATGCAGCGAGTAAGAGGGCAAAGCCAACGCCGATAGCGATGGCGGTGAGGAAGTCAAGGGCAGAGTCAGCGCGGCGATCTAAGCGCCTTGCTTGCTCTATGTAGGGGTGTTGGGTGTAGTTCATTTCAAAGTCTCCTTTAATTGATGACAGAATAATCATATCACTTTTGATATTGCTGTCAAATACCTTTCAATTTACTCAACTATTATTCCTGTAAACTCAGCATTGGCGGTTTTACTGCCAGTTGCCTTTGGGGGGTCAGCGCAAGTTGATCCCCTTTTTTTCTCTTACACTTGACCATCTCCACAAAACATGGTTAACATACTTCACATGAAAACGATTTCACAAGAAGCACTCCACGCCATACGGCACAAAGTCGAATGCGCTGGCTACAAGATGAGCGATGTCTGCCGAGTCGCAGAGATCGATCAGGCGCAAGTATCCCGCTGGATGAGTGGGACCACAGAGCCACTATACTGCAGTGTTATGCGCTTGGATCAGGCTGCCGATGCGTTGGTATCAGCTCGCCTCACAGTCCTCAACAAAGCCATGGAGGACGCCGTCAAATGATGACTACCAACTTTACTTGTAGGCGCATCATTGGCATTGACGTTGGCTTGGATGGGGCGATCGCAATGATGCAGGGTGAGACTCTGACAGGCATTTTCGATATGCCCACAGTCTCGCTGATACGCAATGGCAAAGCCAAGCGCCAGATTAGTATCCCCGAGCTGATCACCATCCTCAATGACTTTAAGCCCGATGAGGCATACATAGAAAAAGTGGCAGCCCGAAGTGGCCAGGGCGTCACCAGCGTATTCAGCTTTGGCCGCAGCCTTGGTGCGATTGAGGGTGTCATTGCCGCGAGATCCATCAAGTCCACCTTGGTCACGCCACAAATTTGGCAAAAGGCGATGGGCGTGACTGGTGGTAAGGACGGCGCCAGAGCGCGTGCCATGGAGCTGTTTCCATGGAACGTGGACTATTTCAAACGTAAGAAAGATGATGGCCGAGCAGATGCGGCGCTCATTGCTTGTTGGGGACTTCGACATGGTTGATCCATTCAAGATCACCGAGCCAACCTGTATCAGTTTCAGCGGTGGGCGCACCAGCGCATATATGCTTTGGCGTGTCTTACAGTCCAATGGCGGCACTCTGCCAGCAGAGGCCATTGTCTGCTTTGCTAACACTGGCAAGGAAGATGAGGCGACATTGCAGTTTGTGCAAGACTGCTCTACTCATTGGAATGTTGAGATTCATTGGATTGAATACCGATATGACGATATTGGTTTTGCCAAGGTTGACTTTGTAACCGCCTCTAGAAATGGCGAACCCTTTGAGGAACTTATACGCAAGGTGCAATTCTTGCCAAACTCAGCTATGAGAATATGCACTACCCACTTGAAGATTAGACCTTTTCGCAAGTATTTAGATAGTATTGGAGTGCATCGCCCAGTGCAATTCGTTGGGATTAGAGCAGGTGAGATGCGAAGAGTTGTAAAAATTAGAGCAAATCCAGAGGCAGAAGGAATGGAAAGACATCTACCTCTTGCATCTGCTGGCGTTGATGTACACGCAATTAATGAGTTTTGGAATAAGCAAGATTTCAACTTAAACCTGACAACCTTTAATGGAAAAACTTTGGCGGGTAATTGTGATTTATGTTTTTTAAAGCCAGCATCTCAAATACTTAGTCTGATCAAAGAAAAGCCTGAACGTGCAATTTGGTGGGCAAAAATAAAAAGTTTAGACTTGGAGAAAAGTGTCAATGGCAACAAACAATTTTCAAAAGATCGCCCATCCTACGCACAAATGCTCAAATTTTCAAAGGAACAACTTGATATGTTTGACCCCAATGAAGAAGCAATATCATGCTTTTGCGGAGACTAATAATGGATGACAAAGAACGAAACACATTGAGAGAACACATTGTTTGGCTTGGCTCGCAGCTTGAGTACCAGCGTCAAATCAACAAAGCAAACACCGAATTCCTTAAACGCTTGGTGCATCCCGAGGACTTGGGATTCTCTGTAAGCAATGAGGTTCGCCAAATTGCTTACTCACTACTTATCAACAACCAAACAGAAAAATGAAAAACCAACCCTTAAAACTCAGGCCGTCATCAGCATCACGTTGGATTGCCTGCCCTGCCAGCGCCAGACTGTCAACGCTTGTGCCGTACCAAGAGGCTGGCGAGGCCGCCAAGATTGGTACAGCCATTCACGCGCTGGCCGAGACTTGCTTTCAGCTCGACACCGACCCCATGAAGTTTGTCGGCCAAGTGGTGGATGGCATCACTATGACTGAAGAAAATTGCTCCTTTGCCTTGGAGCATTTGCAGGCGATCTGGGCGATTCAAGATGAGCTTGGTCACGTTAAGGTGGAGCAGCTATTCAAGCTCTACCAAGAGCCAGCATTCAGCCTGCAAGGTACTGCCGATGTCGTTGGTATATCTCAGGACAAGCTGATCATTGCCGACCTTAAAACAGGGCGTGGCTATGTTGATGCTGACAGCGAACAGATGAAGATATATGCCTTGGGCGCGTTATTGCACAACAGCCAAAAGCCAAAAGAAGTTGAGTTTCAAATCATCCAACCGCATCATGGTGAGAAGCGCATTCACCGCATGAGTGTGGATGAGCTGGGCGTGTGGGAAATGGAGGTGTTAGTGCCTGCTATTGCTTACGCCATCAGTGATGATCCACCATACAACCCATCAGAGTCAGCCTGCCAGTGGTGTCCAGCCAAGCACATTTGCTCTGCACAGAAAGAGCAATTCGACATTGTGGCGGCGCAACCCGACATCACCATCATGTCCAAAGATGACATCAATGCAGTCATGCTGGCGCTGTCACCGGCACAGATCAGCGCCATCCTTGATCGCGCACCCATGGTGGAGAAGTTCATTGAGGCAGTCAAGGATCACGCTACTAAGCAGATGGAAGCTGGCGCCGTACTGCCAGGCTGGCAGCTCCAACCCAAACGCGCCAGCCGCAAATGGATTGATTCGACAACAGCGCGTCAGGCTCTTACTGACGCAGGACTTACAGATTCTCAAATCTTTGAGACTGAACTAATTTCTCCTACGGTGGCAGAGAAACTGCTGCCAAAGGATCAAAGAGTTATCTTGGACGCATTGACGGCCAAGGTATCGAGTGGCTTAACGCTTGCGAGAGATCGTGGCTTAAGTCAATAATGTCATCCCTTAACTCAAGAAAGCGAAAACGCAAATGCTAAATCTATCCTCTGGTGGCGGTAATGGAAACTACATCCGATTCAGCCCACAAGCAAATGCTTGGACAAACAGTCTCGGCGCTGAGATCCAGCTCAAGAAAATCGTGTTTGACATCGATGCGGTGCAAACAGGCTGGCTCCAACTTGGTGTCGGCATCCGCGACTGGCAACCCGACTCAGAGTTGGGACGCAAGGGCGCACAGCCTACACCTGACCACAAGCGCGGCTTTATCGTCACGTTCTACAACAAGGAAATTGGGACTTGTGAGTGGTCATCAAGTGGCGTAGGTCCGAATATGGGACTGGAAAAGATGTACACCGACTGCGCCGCACAACGCGCGGCGAATGCAGGCAAATTGCCTGTTCTGGAGTACACCGGCAGCAAGCTAGAGAAGATTGGCAAAGGCACGACACGCATTCCCAACTTCACCATTGTGTCGTGGATTGATAAGCCTGCCGGCATGGGGCAATCAGATGCTGAGTTCACAGCACAGGCGGCGCCAGCGCCAATGCCTCCACCTGCACCTCCCATGCCTGCACCAAAGCCAACGCCTGCCAAGACGCCAATGGCTGCCGCTGTTGAAGATGACGAAATGTTTTAACTTATAGTGTGTATGCGCCGAGGTGTAACAGCCTCGGCTTTTTTTTCCTCTAAATATTTTGAATTGGAAAACATGAATGAGTTGGCTTTATTCGCAGGCGCTGGTGGAGGAATACTTGCCGCAAAACTGCTTGGATGGAGAACAGTTTGCGCCGTTGAGTGGGAGCCATACCCAGCAAGCGTTTTGTGCGCCCGACAAAATGACGGCATTTTCCCGCCTTTCCCGATTTGGGATGACGTACAAACCTTTGATGGAACACCATGGAGAGGAATTGTTGAAGTCGTATCTGGCGGCTTTCCATGTACCGACATCAGCATCGCAGGACGCGGCGCAGGACTCGATGGAGAGCACTCCTCCATGTGGTATCACATGGCGCGGGTGGTTAGCGAAGTTCGACCCAGATATGTATTTGTGGAAAACAGCCCAATGCTCATTCATAGAGGACTCGGACGAGTCCTTGGCGATCTTTCCTGCCTCGGGTATGACACGCGGTGGACTGTTATGGGAGCGGCAGATGTTGGAGCACCGCACCAACGCGACCGCATCTGGATTGTGGCGCACTCCAGACACGGGGGGGGGGGGACAAGCGGCCTGCTCAAGCAGGGCAAGAATCATCGCGAGAACGGCCAGCCCATCCAAATCAGATTGGTGGACCAAGTGAACAATCCGAGACTTTGGCCGACACCAGTTCAGAGAATGTACAAAGACAGCGGAAGTCCCTCGGAATACGCCAGGAACGAGATACCCCTCGCGGCTCAGGTTGGTGGTCCACTGAACCCGCCATGGGTAGAGTGGCTGATGGGGTGGCCGCTCGGGTGGACAGACTTAAAGCCCTTGGAAATGGACAAGTTCCACTATGCGCGGCAACCGCATGGCGAATACTCACAGAAAGATAATTAAATGCAAGCAGAACAAATAGCCAAGAGCTTGGGCAACGCGAAAAGAGCCAACGGCCAGTGGGTAGCGTCATGCCCAGTACCGAGTCACGGCAAAGGCAACGGCGACAAGAATCCATCACTCAGCGTACACATTGATGACGAGGGCAAGCCACTCTTTCACTGCCATGGTGGCTGCACTCAGGAGTCAGTATTCCAAACCATCAGGGATATGCAGCTCTTACCCGAACTAGAAGAACGGCCAGACCCACTCGCCAACATCAAGCCATTACCTAAGATCGAGTTCCAGCAGGAATGGCAGTACCAAGACGAAGACCGCGTCACAGTCTTTGTCAAGCACCGGTTGCGCGTTGGAGAAACAGGCAAGACGTATCGTCTATACAAAGTAGATACAGACGGCAGACGCTCCACAACGCTTGGCGATGCACGCATAGTTCCATACAAGTTACCCGAGCTGCTGGACGCGAAGACAGCGGGAAGAATAATTTATCTCGCGGAGGGCGAGAAAGCCGTGGACGCGCTGATGTCACTCGGCGTGGTGGCGACCACCGCGCACAGCGGCGCCGGCCATTGGCCCGAGGCCATCACCGAATACTTTGCTGGCGCCAATGTGGTCATCCTTCCCGATAACGATCTGTCAGGTTGGTCATACGCTCGCAAGGCAGCAGAGGCCATCCTGCCCATTGCCAAGGCGCTCAAGGTAGTAGACCTCAGACTGCAAGAGCAGGGCGATGACGCGTACGAGTTCATTGAGGCAGGCGGCGGCAGGGCAGAGCTGGCGGCGTTAGTCAAGGCAGCGCCAAAGATCACTAGCGTGGATGATGTAACGATACCCGAAAGACTACAGGCGATTACAGCATCAAGTACAAAAACAGACGAAATCTATACACATCAGGATTCTCATGTACAAAAACAGGCTGAAATTGAACATGAGTTTGCGCCTGACCCACCAAAAGAGGCAGACAAGCCAAAGCCAACCAAGACCATCAAGATTGAATCTTGGGACACCATACAGGATGAGCCAGTCGAGTGGCTAATTGAGGGAGTCATTCCAAAAGGATCGTTCACGGCGCTTTACGGGCCACCTGGTAGTTTCAAGTCGTTCATAGCCTTGGACATTGCCGAGGCCATCGCAACAGGCAGGGCGTGGATGGGAAAAGAGGTTAAGCAGACAGGCGCGGTGCTGTACTTGGCCGGCGAGGGCTTTGGCGGTATCGGCGCAAGGATCAAAGCCTGCAAGATGCATCACCAAACAGAGGATGGAGCACCGATCTATATAGTCAGGCACCAGCTCAACCTTAGATCCAGCGCCGAGGACTTCAATGCCTTAATGATGGCCGTGGTCACGCTGGTGGAGCAGACAGGCATGGAGTTCATCCTCGCCATCGTAGATACGCTCGCCAGAGCCTTTGGCGGCGGCAACGAGAACAGCTCAGAAGACATGGGCGCATTCATCACGGCCATGGGTAAGGTGCAGGAATTCCTCAACTGCGCCTTGATGGTGCTGCACCACAGCGGTAAGGACGCTGCCAAAGGATTGCGCGGCCATAGCAGCCTGCTTGGCGCAGTGGATACAGAGCTGGAGTTATTACGCTTTGACGAGCAAATGAAAGGCGTTCTCACCATTAGCAAGCAAAAGGATGGAGCCGACAACGAGCGATTTGGCTTTGAGATGGTGGAGGTAGAGATCAGGCCAGCAGGCTTGGGACTCAGCGATCCAATCGTCAGCCTGGCGGTGCAGTCATCCGATGACACGCATATTGAGCCATCCAAGGCAAGCAAAGGGAACTCTGGAAAAGGAAAAAATCAGCGTCTTGAGATGCTTTGCCTAGAGAAAATGGTCAAAGAGCATGGAGCGCCAAAGTACATCGATGGTTTACAACGTCATGCAATCAGATTGGAGCAGTGGAGGCAGGAATTGTGGTCAAAGATGGGGTATACAGATGAGGATAAAGGCACGTTCAAGACGGCATGGCACAGAGCAAAGCAGCGACTGATTGAGTCAGGTGAGGGTGCGATCAGAGATGATTTTGTATGGTTACAGTTTAAAAGCACCGACTTTGAGGCTGGATAAACATACAGGTTACAAGTTACAAACAAGATACAAATGTTACCAATTGACGCTTGCATGGTTACAGTTACAAATCGAGAGTCTAGAAGACTCGATGATATGTAACCCATGCACCATTTGAAACCGAGGGAATGAAATGGCAACAAAGAGAAACCCAAACAAGCATCCAGTGGTGGAGCAACCAAGTACAAAAGCAGATCTTTGGACGATTCATGTGCAATCGAAACTGGTGGAGTTGGAGTCAGTCAAGGCTGTCAGCGATAGGAAATGGGGAGAAAATCGACTGACTACTTTAGTAAGCAGTGAGCTGAGAGAGAAATTCTGGTTGCAGAACAGCAGACTACATCAGGCGATGGAGTCCAAAGATCGGGCGAAGTTCGATTCCAGTGTGGCGGGAATGATCAGGGCTTACAACGTGCTGGATCAGTGGGCAACCGAAGAAGCATTGGAGCCAGCGTCAGCCATTCCTCGGATTGAGTGGGAAATGCAGAATGGTCAGACTATGGTGATTGTGCGAACAGTCAATGAGGCAGTAGCGATACAGACTCAGCGACAGGACTTGGCAAACCACCACATTTGGTCGATGCAAGAGATAGAGGCGCTGCTGGCTGATCCTCGGATGCAAGAAGTCATCAAGATCAAGGCGCTTGTGCCAACAGCACAGCTCACCAGCTTTAAGCCAACTTCAGAGTTCAAGATTGGCGGTGCAACAGGCTTTGACGATTTTGAAAACGACCTAACATTCAGCGACAATGACAAAATGGAATATAAATTTAATTCCGCACAAGCAGAAAAGTTCAAAAATAACAACAATGCGACATGAATTAATGGATTGGGACAAAGCTCGGCGATTTACGACCGCGAAACTTTTGAAACAATTACGCGCGAGAGTGTGACTATCGACATCGTGTTGCCGATAGGTTTTATCTAAAAGGGCAAAAAATGGGCAAAATGGGACGACCAATCGAATACACCGCAGAAATTTGGCCTGGCATCTTGGAGAAGATCAGCAGCGGCGCCAGCCTGTCTGGCGTGCTACGCGAGCCTGGTATGCCAAGCTACGTTCACGCTTGGCGAATGTTGCAAGCCGACGATAAGCTTAAGGAAGCCTATCAAAAGGCCGTAGAGCAGCGCGCAGACCGATTGGCAGAGGAGATTGTTGAACTGGCAGATCAGCCAATTCCTGACCACTTAGAAGGCGTTGCAGTAAGCGCTTGGGTAAACCAAAAGCGCCTGCAGGTCGATGCCCGCAAATGGGTGGCCAGCAAGCTAAAGCCGCGGACATATGGCGACCGGCTTGATGTCAGCGTCAGCGATAACCGGATCAGCGTCATCCAGGCGTTGGAGCAGGCGCAGGCTAGGGTGCAAATTGGTATGGCCAAGTCGGATGACGTAACAGACGTGGAGCCAAAGTCACGTGTGGATAACTTGTAGGCATAAGTCATTGATTCATATACTCTCTTACACGAACCTTACATAATCGGTTTAACACAATGACTATTATGTTAACCACGCTGTGGATAACTACAGCAATTTTGCACAATAAATAGGCAAATTCCAGTTATGCACAGGGCGTTGTGCTTAACTGCAAGCAAATTGCGTCGCAAATCTGTGGATAACTTAGGACATACCGGCCAGCAGGCCGCAGCCGGCGCCCATGGCCCGCCCGCCAAATTTTCGGGGGGCGGGGGGTACCGGCGCAAAAGGGCACAAGAACGGGTGCCCCCGCACACAATTTTTTATTTTTTTAATGTATATTTGGAAGATAAATGCAAACCACAATTTACAAGTCCGAAGAAGAACAAAAGCTGATGGTCGAGCTTTGGTCACCGGCCATTGCTGATGACCCTGAAGCTTTTGTTTTGTTTGCTTTCCCTTGGGGCCAAAAGAATACGCCGTTAGAGAAGTTCAGTGGACCACGCAAATGGCAGCGAGAAGTCCTACGCGATATTACCGCGCACATAAGGAAGCAAAAGGGCTTGATTGACTATGACACCATCCGCATGGCCGTGTCATCTGGTCGAGGCATTGGTAAGTCTGCTCTAGTGTCCTGGTTGATTTTGTGGATGTTGACCACCCGCATTGGTGGCTCAGTTGTTGTCAGCGCCAACAGCGAGAACCAGCTGCGCTCAGTCACTTGGGCAGAGTTGACCAAATGGGCAGCCATGCTTATTAACTCGCACTGGTGGGAGATCTCAGCCACCAAACTGGTGCCGGCACAGTGGTTAACTGAGCTTGTTGAGCGTGATTTGCGCAAAGGCACCCGTTACTGGGCATGTGAGGGCAAGCTTTGGAGTGCTGAAAACCCCGATTCTTACGCTGGTGTACACAACCAAGACGGCATGATGTTGATTTTTGATGAATCTAGCGGTATCCCCAACCCAATTTGGGAGGTGGGCGCTGGATTCTTTACAGAAAACACGCCGGACAGGTACTGGTTTGCATTTTCCAACCCACGGCGCAATGAAGGCTACTTTTTTGAGTGTTTTCACGCCAAACGGGACTTTTGGACGTCCAAAATAGTGGATGCCAGGACGGTGGAGGACACCGATAAGTCGGTGTATGAGCAGATCATTGCTGAATATGGCGAAGATTCATCACAGGCCAAGGTTGAGGTGTATGGCGAGTTTCCTTCAGCTGGCGAAGATCAATTTATCAGCCCGATCATTGTGGATGACGCAATGAAACGGGCAAGGTACAAGGATTTGACGGCACCAATTGTCCTTGGAGTTGACCCCGCCCGCGGTGGCGCCGACTCCACGGTGATTGTGGTACGCCAGGGACGCGACCTGGTGGCCATCAAGCGTTACAAGGGCGAAGACACCATGGAAATTGTTGGCAGGGTGATTGATGCCATTGAGGAATACAAGCCAACCTTGACTGTGATTGATGAGGGTGGTTTGGGGTATGGGATACTTGACCGGCTGACAGAGCAACGCTACAAGGTGCGAGGTGTTAACTTTGGAGGCAAGGCCAAGCACTCGCAGGCATTTGGAAATAAGCGAGCAGAAATGTGGAACGACATGCGTAACTGGCTGAAATCTGCTAGTATCCCGTCAGATCGGCAATTGAAAGCTGATTTCACTGGTCCAACGAAGAAGCCAAATTCTTCTGGGACTATATTTTTGGAAGGCAAAAAAGAGATGCGAGCAAGAGGTTTAGCTTCACCAGATGCAGCTGATGCGCTCGCAGTTACTTTTGCTTTTCCCGTTGCACACAGGGAATACAAGGAGCCTGCGATTAGGCGAGCTTCTTCTCAAAGTGCAGCTCTAACTGGCTGGATGGGCGCATGAAAAAAAACGTATCTCTTAGCGTTGGTCGAGGCGAAAAACTGCCAGTTTCCAAGGGCGCTGGTTTGACCGCCAAAGGCCGCGAGAAGTACAACGCTGCAACAGGTTCTAACCTTAAAGCGCCAGCACCTAACCCCAAGACCAAGGCAGACCAAGGCCGCAAAGATTCATTTTGTGCAAGAATGGGCGCTGTAGCGGCCAACGCCAAAGACGGCGAACGCGCTAAAGCAGCCCTTAAACGATGGAAGTGTTGATATGGCTACCAAACCTGGACTTTATGCAAACATCCACGCCAAGCAAGCCCGTATTGCAGCTGGTTCTAAAGAGAAGATGAACAAGCCTGGTAGCAAGAACGCGCCAACAGCCAAAGACTTCAAAGACTCTGCCAAAACTGCAAAGAAGAAATAACATGCCACTGGTAAAATCAAAATCTTCTGAAGCATTTCGCAAGAACATTAAAGCAGAAGTTGCTGCTGGTAAGCCTGTCAAGCAGGCAGTAGCGATTGCGTATTCTGTTAAGCGTGAGGCTTCTAAACCAGCCCCAAAAGGTAAAAAATAATGGCAGATTACACAGGCATCGCCGCAGCCGGTGCTGTGGCCAACGGTGGCAAGGAAAAGCATACAGTCTTGGCGACCGCTCGCTCGCGCTTGGATATGGCTATTGCTGCTTTGTCTGAATCCCGTGAAGATGAAATTGACGATTTAAAGTTCTACGCTGGCTCGCCCGACAACCGTTGGCAATGGCCAGCGGACGTGTTGGCAACCCGTGGATCTGTGCAGGGTCAGACAATTAACGCCAGACCGTGTTTGACAGTTAACAAGTTGCCCCAACACGTAAGACAGGTGACCAATGACCAAAGACAAAACCGCCCAAGTGGCAAAGTTATTCCTGCCGACGACCATGCAGACATTGAAGTTGCAGAAATCTTCAATGGAATGGTCAGACACATTGAGTACATATCAGACGCCGACGTTGCTTACGACACGGCCTGTGAAAACCAAGTCTCCTACGGCGAAGGTTACATTCGGATCCTGACCGAATACTGCGACGAAAACACATTTGACCAAGATCTTAAAATTGGCCGTGTACGCAATAGTTTTTCGGTGTACATGGACCCAACAATCCAAGACCCGACCGGCGCAGACGCCAAATGGTGCTTTGTTACTGAAGACATCACCAAAGACGAATACCAGCGGATGTATCCCGACTCCGCACCCATCACCACCTTGCAAACGCTGGGTGTAGGCGATCAAAATTTGAGCCAATGGCTCACCGAAGACACTATCCGCGTTGCTGACTACTATTACTTAGATTACGACAGAGCAACGCTTAACCTGTACCCTGGGAACATGACCGCGTTTGAAGGCACCCTAGAGGACAAACAACTGAAAGCAATGTATGGAAAACCTAAAAAATCTCGTGAATCTGACCGTGTCAAAATTAAATACTGCAAGATTAACGGTTATGAAATTCTTGAAGAACGCGATTGGGCGGGGAAATACATCCCTGTAGTTCGCATTGTTGGTAATGAATTTGAGGTCGATGGCCGCTTGTATGTGTCGGGCTTGGTGCGAAACGCCAAGGATGCCCAGCGCATGTACAACTACTGGGTGAGTCAAGAGGCAGAGATGCTGGCCTTGGCACCCAAGGCACCATTTATCGGCTACGGTGGCCAGTTTGAAGGCTATGAAAACCAGTGGAAGACCGCCAACACGACCAACTGGCCGTATTTGGAAGTCAATCCAGACGTGACCGACGGCCAAGGCGCTGTGCTGCCGTTGCCCCAGCGGGCGCAGCCTCCAATGGCTTCTAGCGGCCTTTTACAGGCCAAGGCTGGCGCGTCTGAGGACATCAAAGCGTCTACTGGCCAATACAATGCATCTTTAGGCATGGGAAGCAATGAGCGCAGCGGCAGAGCCATTTTGGCTCGCCAACGCGAGGGTGACGTGGGCACTTACCACTATGGCGATAACTTAGCCCGCGGTGTACGTCACATTGTGCGCCAGCTGGTGGACTTGATCCCCAAAATTTACGACACCCAGCGCGTGGCTCGCATTATTGGTTTGGACGGCGAAACCAAGATGGTCAAGCTCAATCCGGATCAGCCCGAACCGGTTCGCAAGATCACCGATCCCAACAATCCTGACATAGTCATCGACAAGATCTACAACCCCAACGTCGGTAAGTACGACGTGGTGGTGTCGACCGGACCAGGCTATGCAACCAAGCGCCAAGAAGCTTTAGAAGCAATGGCCCAGCTGTTGCAGGGCAACCCTAATTTGTGGGCTGTGGCCGGTGACTTGTTTGTGAAGAACATGGATTGGCCTGGTGCCCAAGAGATGGCCAAACGGTTTGCCAAGACCATTGATCCCAAGCTTATGACTGAAGACGACAAGCCACCAGCGTTGCAGGCAGCGGAACAGCAAATGCAAGCGATGGGTCAAGAGCTTGACCAACTGCATGAAATGCTTAAAAACGTCGGCAAATCGATTGAAGCGCAAGACATGGAGCGCAAAGATTTTGAAGCTCAAGTGAAGTTCTACGAAGCGGAAACCAAGCGAATTTCTGCTGTGCAAGCCAGCATGAGCGAGCAACAGATTCAAGATATTGCGATGGGTGTAGTTGCTGCGGCAATGGAATCCCAAAACATGATCAATGAAATGCCTGGCCGTGAACAGCAACAGGAAATGATGCCTGAACAGGCTGAATATGCACCACCACAAGGAATGCCACAATGATGTACAAGGCCGCTGATTTTGTAGGAATGCTGTTCCTTGCCCGTGATGTGGCGCATAGCGTCCATCTAAACACCCGTAGCTACTCCAAACACGTTGCGCTCAATATTTTTTACGAGCGCATCATTGGCGCAACGGATGATTTTGCTGAAGCCTATCAAGGCCGTCACGGTCTGATGGGCCCAATTACGTTGCATTCAGCTACCAAAACATCCAACATCAATGATTTTTTGCAAGGCCAGTTGGATGAGATTGAAAAATGCCGCTACGACGTAGTGGACAAAAATGATTCATCGCTCCAACAATTGATTGATAATATTGTTGAAATTTATCTGCGTACCCTCTACAAACTTCGCTTTTTGGCATGACAGTTTCAGTCACACACTCCACGCCTGCAGATGGTTCGTTTAGCGCAACAGGCGCTACAGCGTGGAACGCAACGCACACGCTCACTGGAGTGGGCACAATGGCTGAACAAAATGCCAACAACGTAACTATTACTGGCGGGTCTATATCTGGTGTCACAGGTTTGGGTACGGTCACAAGCGTAACTGGCACTGGGACAGTCAGCGGTTTAACCTTAACAGGCACAGTTACTACTTCTGGTAACTTGACACTTGGTGGGGCAATTACTGGTTTTGCCACAAGTGGTGCAAATACCAATTTGACATCTGTTGCCTTGACATCTGGCACGATTACAACAGCGCCATCAACAGGCAATGATATTGCCAACAAAACTTATGTCGATGCATCAATGGTTTACCCATCTGGGACAGGTATAGCAGTCGTTACTTCTGGTACTTCATGGGGTACTACGTTGACCGCCCCATCTGGTGCTGTTGTTGGAACAACAGACACTCAAACTCTGACAAATAAGCGCATAACGCCTAGAGTAAGCACT